TCGCCCGTGGTCACCGTGCCCAGGGCATCGCTGACGGACCCGGTGACGCTCCAGATTTCAGCGCCCGGAATCGGGGCGCCGGTGCATTCGATGCGGAGCAGCTCGGTGGGCGCCGTCGCGGCTACGGTCAGGTCGACCACTGCGCGCTTGATGTACGGGGTCCCATCGCGCGTGCTGCCGGCACTGTAGCTCGCGGTGTAGACGCTCAGATCGTCGCAGGCCATGCCGCCCGGGCGCCGATCCTGCGCGATGACGCCGTCGACTTCGATCAGCTCGGAATCAGCCTGGATCTGCGACAGCAGCGAATAGAGCGTGGTGACGTCGGGGTAGGTTTCTTCGACGGTCGAGCCGTCGAGCACATCGACCGTCCGCCCGCCCGTGATCACGTAGACGCGCGTGCCGATCGGCACGGCGCGGCGCAAGGCCGGCGACAGGTGGTAGCGATAGGCGCCATCGCGCCAGGTGCGCCAGTGCCGGTAGGTGGTCGCATCGTCGCCAAAACGCAGGCGCGGTGCGGTGGTCGGAACGGTGCCCTCGGGCTCAAGCAGCGGGCCGCCGAAGCTGTACTGCTCGCCGGTGAACTCGGACGCGCCTGCACTCATCTCGCCGGTGGTGGCGTAGTCGGTCGCCGTGGCCGTCAGCCCGGCCTGCGACACGCGGACGCTCAGGTTGTTGCCGGCGCTGCCCGCGGTCTGTGCGCGCAGGCTGACGCTCTGAAACGGCGCCCAGGCCTGACGGGTGGGCGTGCCGGTGTCCAGCACGGTGACAACGAACTCCTGCGCATCGATGCCGCTGGTAGCGCTGACGCCGGATAGCACGCCATTGCCGACGCCACTGAACACGGGCGCGCTGATCTGCGGGGCGCCGTTGATCGTGGTGCTGATGACCTCGACGTCGACGGTGGCATCGTCCGCCCCGGTGTAGCTGCCGCCCAGCGCGATAGAGCCACCGCCCGCCGCATTCCGCGACACCAGCTCCCACGCCGATGAGGCGACGCAGTTGGTTGCCGCCAGGGTGGCGGTGCGGACGATGTTTTCTAGGCCGGTTGGGTAGCGCATCAGCGGCTGAGCCTGTTCATTCTGTCGAGCGCCGGGACCACGAAGCGCGATACGAATTCACGCGCGCTGGCTTCGTCTGTCAGGGGGCTCTGTACGTTGATGACGATGGCCGGCGCTGACGAATCACGCGTCCCTGCCCCGCCGGATGTTCCGCGCCCGCCGGATGCGGTTGGCGCAGCTTGCTGCGTGGTCGCGGCTCCGGTGCCAAACCCGCCGGCCTGGCCGGCGCGGCGCTGCTCGATCTCGATCTCGCGCTCGGATTCGGCGTTGGTTTTGCGTTTGGCTTCGGCAAGCTTCAGTTCTAGCTGCACCAGCTCTTCAAGGCGTGACGACGCTGTGCCGTACCGCGCCTCCAGTTGCGCACGAATCTTCGCCTCAAGGTCAAGCTCAGTGTTCTGCCGCTTGAGGTTTTCGATGTGGCTGGAAATCCATTTGTCTACATCCTCGGCTTGCGCGACAAATGCGCCCCAGGTCTCGACGTAGCCATCTGCCGAGTTAGCCGCGCCCGCCGCTGCCAGCGCCTGTTTGGCGAAGGCCTCGGTCATGGTGCCAAGCGAGAAGCTGACGGATTTGGTCTGCTGCTCGAAGTTGCTCAGGGACTCGCTGGCGTTGTCGCTGCTGCTCGATACGTTGTCGGCTCCACTGGAAGCAGCTCCGGCGGCGCTGGCCTGGTTGCGCAGGGACTCAGAGGCTTTGTCGGTCTTTTCCGAAAGGTCGTCTTGGCTCTTTGCTGCGGCGGCGCTCGCCTCCTTCAGCTTCGCAATCTCCGCCTCTGCCGCGTTGATCTGCGCGGTGTAGTCGCGGAAGGCTGCCGTGTTCTGCTGCCCGCTGTAGAAGAGCTTGTTTTGTTCGACAACCAGCCGGCTGATCTGCGCCTCATAGGCCGCGATAGACAGCGTGCTCATCGCCGCCTGTGCTTCGCGCTGTGCTACAGCCAGCTTTTGCTCGGACTCCACCAGCCGCATCACGCTATTGCGCGTCGCGTCGAACGCCGGAGCCAGGCCCTCGGTATTCGCTAGCTGATCTTCGAGCGACTTGCCAAAGGCGTTCAGCGGGCCAACGGCTGATACGTAATCTGCTGTGAGCGTCTTTGCTTCGGACGCAAGCCGAGCGGTTTCCTTCGCCGCCTCGTCCGCACGCCCAGCAATCCGACCGAGCGCGTCACCGGTAGCAATGAACGCATCATCGCCAATCGCTGCGAGAGATAGCGACAGCGACTCCGCCTCGTCGCTCACGCCACCGAGAGCCCCCAGCAAGCCCGCAAGGTTCAGCGAAACCGCGGCTACACTGGCGTTGAATGCCGCCGATAGCCCGTCGCTGAAGTTCGCTCCTGACGTAAGCGTCAGCCCAAGCGCCTCACGCAGCCCGGCAAGCTCTACTCGTGCGTCGGAGACAAACTGCGCCGTAGCCGCAGCGGCCCGCTCGAAGTCGAAGTTCTCGACGAACTTCTGAACCTCGGCGAGCCCAACGGAGACGAACTTCGCGATGTCCTCCGCAATCAGCTTGAACTGCTCAGACTGCGCAAAGGTGTTGATCCGGGTCGCGAAGTCATTGAACGCCAGCGCCAGCGGCTCAAGCAGCGGAGTGGCCAGCGCGATCTTCATGTTCGCCAGGGACTCGGCCAGGCGCTTCTGCGCGAGCGCGAATCCATCGCCGAGCTGGTCGCTTGCGCGCTGACTGGCGCCCGCGGACTCCTCGATCGCCTTGGTGATGCCGGCCAGCGACTTGCCGCCCTCGGATAGCAGCAGCTTCAGCGTGGCGCGCGGCTTGTCGCCCAGGCTCGACAGCACCTTTTCGCTGAGCGCTGCATCGGTCGCCAGCCTCTGCATGATGCCGGACAGGTCGCCACCGCTGATTCCCGCCTGTTTCAATGCCTCGCCGGCCTTGCTCGCCGGGTCGTTCAGCTCCTGCAGCACCTTGACCAGCGCGGCGCCACCACGGCCACCTTCGAGACCGCGTTCTGCCAGTGCGCCGATCAGCGCGACAGTCTCATCCAGGGACAGGTTGGCTTGCTCGGCAGCGATGCCGGCGCGCGACACGCCTTCCTCGATCGCCTTGGTGCTGGTACCAGCCGCAACCGCGGTAGCCGTCAGCGCGTCCGCCAGTGCGCCGATCTTCGCAGGGGCCTCGCCGAAGGCATCCAGCACGGCGCCTAAGCCGCCCACTGTTTCCGCCAGGCCGCGGGTGTTGGCCTGCGCGTAGGCAACCGTCTGCCCGAGGTTCTGCGCGGCCTCAGTGGCGCTGGCGCCATCCTCAGCCATCAGTCGCAGCGCATCGGCCGCAGCGGTGGCACCGACTGCCGTGTTCTGCAGCGCGCCTTGGATCGCATCGCGCAGCAGCTTGGATTCTTCGGCCGTCGCATGCGTGCGGGTTTCGACCTCGAGCAATTTCTGTTCGTAGGCGCCGGCATCAGTTACCAGGTCGGCGAAGAACCCACCGACCGACGACAGGCCGTCAAACGCCTTGCCGGCAAGCTCGGCGACCTGGTTCAACTTCGCCAGTTCGGCGCCGACACCGCCGACGCCTTTCTGGATCGCGGACAGGCTCTTGGTAACGCCATCGATGAGCGATAGCTTGATTGTCTCGTCGCGTGCCATCAGCGCTTGCTCATTTCGCGGAAGATGCGGCGCGTCAACTCATCGCGCGCGCGGATGGATTGGCGCAGAACGAAGCGCTCGGAGACTTCGCGGTTGCGCAGCATTGAGGCGACGGAGGGGCCGTAAAGGACCTTAATCGGGGTGCGCTCTTTGCCCTCGCGCTTGAACGGAACGCCCGCAAACTTGGCTGGCGTGAACCCGCCCTTGATCAGCTTGCGGCGACCCTTGCGAACCGCGGCCATGTAGCCTTTTGCGGCCTGCTTTCCGCCGAATGACTGTAGCGTGATGCCCTTGGCCTTGCCGGTGGTGATGACCTCAAAGCCCTTGGCGACCGAGATCAGGCTCTCACCGACGCGGCCCTGCTTGATGTTGTAGATCGCCGTGATCTCGCGCTTGGCTTCGGTGCCGGACGCACGCGCGACCGATAGGGCGGCCTGCCGAAACGTCGTCGGCACATCCGCAACAACGCGCGCCAGATCGCGCGCCAGGTTGCCGATGCCTGCGGTGTCGACGCGGATCATGCGGCCCTCCGCATCATCCGTTCCCGCATCCGCGCAGGGTCGATTGCCGCCTTGGCTTGCTGCATCGCCTCGGCAGCGTCAGCAACCACGCTGTCGGAGATCCAGTCGGCGAACTCGACCGCCACCGCATCGGCGACGGTACGCACGGGCATCGCGTACACATCTTCGATGGACGCGCCAAGCCGCTGCGCGAGCAACGGCACGGCGGCCACAATCGGATCGAGTGCGCGCAGGTTTCCCGGCGCGCACATTCCGAGCATGGCGAGGAGTTCGGCGAGGGTCACGGTTAGACCGCGCGGCCTTCGACCAGGATGTGAGGCGTGCTCGAATCCAGCTCGTTGACGCCAAGCCGCATCGTCACCGCAGCGGTGCCTTCGCCGATCAGCGGGATCTCGCCGTTGGTCGACAGCTTGCAGCTGCTGATGAACGTGTCGCGGTTGGTGCCGATGCTGTTGTCGGCCACGTGCCGGAACTGCCCGGTGATCGATCCGCCGCCGCTCGTCACCATGCGGTCGCGCGACTCGGCGGCCGGGGTGTAGTCGACGTTGAGCGACAGATACAGGTCGGTCACTTCGGTGTAGAGATCGCACGCCAGCGCCAGATTGGCACCCGCCACGATGCCGACGCGGCCGGCTTCGGCGGACAGCAAGTAGTGCGTCGTGACCGTGAATGCGGCCGTGGTGCCCAGGAACTTGACCGTCGCGCCGCCGTCGGTGGTGGAGTCGCCGATCGCCGTCATGTTGTAGGTCGGTGCGCTTCCGGCGGTTGTGCCGGATGCAGTCACCAAGAACACATTGGTGCTGCTCTTGAAGATGTCGCCGATGACATACGGCGTCGAATTGACGCGAGCCGCGGCGTTGGCCAGCTCGTAGAGCTTCACGGCAACGCTTGACACATTGCGCACGCCGGCCGGATGCGTGGAGCTGGCACCGAGTTGGTACTCGCGCCCACTCTGCGCGTTGTAGATGCGCTCGTTGGTGATCGGCGTCGCAGACTGCGTGACCGTCGACCGGCTGCCAGCCAGGAACATCGCGATGTTCTCGGCGCTCATGTCGGCCACGACAAATTCGCCGGCAAAGTCGGTCTGCGTCACGTACTCGACGATCTTGGTGGCGACCGCGGTACGCTTGGAATAGTAGGACTCGACCTGCTGTTCGATCGTCAGCGACAGCGACTCGACTTGGCCGAGATCGCGCTCGCCCATGGGTACGCCGGCAGCGTCGAACGGCGCGAAGTAGCAGATGCCACGACCAAGCACGATGTTTTCCGTCTTGGTCAGCGGGGTATGAAATGCCATGTGAATCTCCCTGCGGCCAATCGGCCTTAGTTGTGGGTTACGGTCTGTTGCGCGATGACACGCACGCGCGTGCGGATGCCGAGCACGCCGGAAGTCAGCGCCTCTGCGATCAGTTCATTGCCGAGGTAGCGGATAGCGCCGACGAGCACGCCGTCGAGTAGCAGGCGGCCGGAGCGCGGCAACATGGCCGTGCGAACGTCTGCCTTGATCTGTGCTGCGTGTTGCGCGGCAAGCGACCCGTCGAGCCGACGATGTGCATCGATGTTGATATCGAGCGACAGTTGGTAGATGCGCTGCCCGCCATCGATGCCGACATCCTCTTCCGGCTTGCCGCCGTAGAACTCGCGCGAGGTGTAGACCAGTGTCTGCCAGTCGGATTCATCGGCAAGCGAGGCAAAGATCGGCGACATGCGGACATCGGCACCGACCTCGGTATCGCTGCCGTTGGCAGTGCGGATCGCGGACAGAAGTGCTGCGATGGCCAGCAGGGCGTCAGCTTCGGTGCTCACGCGCCTTCACTCCGCACCGGGGCCACAAACCACCACGACATGCTGTCGTCGACCTCGCCAGTTGGCGCGACCAGCCGCCACGTGCGCCCGTCGTCACCGATCACACGGCCGTTCTCGACGGGCGTGACCTCGCCCAGCATCAGGCCGATCTGGCGCTCGCGGACCAACACGCGGGCGCCGGTCTCGCCGACGTCGGCGAACTGGGTGTCGTCAAAAAGGTAGGTGATTGCGGTGTCGTCGCCATCGGGGCTGCGGTAGGTGCCGGTGTCGGCCATGCCGTTGTCGGCAAGGTCCGCCATGCACGCGGCGTCGAACTCGGCGAATGCGGCGCGTTGTGACATGGCGGTCCTAGAAATGAGAAAGGCCCGCGGGTGCGGGCCTTGGGGTGGTGTTGCGGTTGCGGTCGATCAGTTCGACGTGGTGAGTTCCACCAGAGCCGTCGGGCGCGTACAGACGTTCAGCACGTTGGACTGCGCTTCGATCTCCACGCCCTTGTCGAACTCCAACGGACGCGACTTGGCGTAGTACGGCAGGCCGACCGTATTCACCGTCTCCGCGTAGTTCGCCGGAGCAAAGCGCGTCAGGTACATATCCGACACGCCGATGGGGAACAGGAACGCCTTTCCGGACGTGACCGCAGCCGAGCTGGTGCCGCGGTAGCGGTGCCAGGTGATCTCGCCGAACTGGAAAGAGCCAGTCAGGCCCGCGCGCAAGGCGGCGCCTTCGCTGTAGACGAAGGTTTCTTCCACCTTGGCGTGGGTGATGAGCTTGGCCCAGAACGCAGCCGAGCAGATCGCGTGCAGGCCGGAGTAGCCAGCGCCGCCGAGTCCATCCTCCACGTGGCCGATGGCGTCGAGACACTTCTCGCGAATCTTCGTGGTGCTCGTGCCAAGCACGAAGTCCACGGAATCGCGAGATCCACCAAGCAGCGTGTACGCGCTCTTGGTATCGCCATTCAGGTCCATGTAGTTGCCGGCCAGCGCGAGCAGTCGGTGGTATTCGATGGTGTAGTCGATCTGCCGGCGCATCTTCGCCAGCCGCTCATTGATGGCGGCTTGAATCGGCGCCGTCATGTCTTCGCTGCCGAACTGGCGAACGCCCTGCACAGAGTCCGCCATGATGGTCGCGCGTTGCGGGATGTGCGGGATGCTGAGCGTGTTCACCACGCGCTTGTCGCCGTTGACGACGGCACCAGGTGCGTTGCGCGGCTTCGGCGCCAGAAGCGCCACGGTTTCGTTCAGTTCCTCGATGATCGCGGTAACGCTGGACTGTCCGCGCTCATCGAAGACGTTCAGGTCGCGGATCAGCGACGGCGTATAGGCCAGATCGTTGATGCTCGCGGTGAGGTTGACCAGATTGAATGCATCGCTGGTCGCGAAGGGGTTCAGCATGGACATATCGGATCTCCTTAGCGGACCAGGATGCCGCGGGCGGCGAGCTGGGCGGTGGCGGTGGCCTGCTGGCCGGTGGTGAGGGTTCCCCAGCCCAGACGGGCGGACGAAACCTCGGCATTGCGCGCGATGACAACCGTGTCCTGATCGGCGCTGGTGGCGTCGCAGGTGTTGACGATCACGCCGGCCGCGATGTGGCGGCCGTCATAGGTGGTCGGGGTGACGGCCACGAATTTGCCGCTGCCCTTCGCGACGACGATGTTGAAGTAGTCGCCGCTGGTCATCGTGCCGGCGTTACTCAGCGTGAAGTTCACGTGCGAGCTGGCGTAGGCGGTGGCGACCTGGCCGCGCTTGAGCTTCGAGCCATCGGGCGCGATGACCTCGAACTCAGCAGTCGCCGACGTGGCCAGCAGCTGAACTCGATACGCGCCGTTCTGCGCATCGGGGCCAAGCGAGAAAGCCGACACCGCGCCAGTGCCGGTGCCGACGAGCACGGGGGTTCCGCCAGCGGTCACGACGACCGTGTAGGAGTCGCCCGTGGTCATGGTGCCGCCATTGGCGATCAGGAACGACAGGTGCGAACTGGTGTAGGCGGTCGCAACGTTGCCAGTTGGCAACACGGTCCCATCCGGCGCGGTGACGCTGAATGCGGCCGTCGCACTGGTTGCGGTCAGGGTGATGACGTAGGAACCCGTCTGCACGTCCGGCCCGAAGGTCAGCGCCGACATCAAGCCCGTGCCAGTGCCAACGATGGTCGGGATCGGGGCGGCTGCAATGGCCTTGGTGATTTGACCGACAACGGCGCCGGCTACGAGGCTTTGCCCCGTCAGCAGAACGCCTTCGTCGCGCGAGAGTCCGCCCGGAGCTTCCGACAGCAGGAACTCCAGCGCATAGTTGGATTCAGAAAGAGCCATGTGAATCTCCTGTTATGGCGTGTGCCGCTGGTTGCGGCGCTGGTAGATGCCTGCTACATCCAGGCGTGCAACCGCCGGCCCTGCGGCATGCGGGTGTGCGGTAACGATCTCCGGCCCATCCTCAGACTTCGCAGCAATCAGCTGCGCGCGGGCGGTTTCGAGATCGGTGTTCTTGGTGACGTAGTCGGCTGCCACGTCGGGCAGGCCGGCAGCAGCGCAGATGTCAGCAAGCGCCTTGGCGTGCGCGATGCGCGCGGCGGCGGTGTCGGGGGTGACGCCTGCGGCCGGATTCAGTAGCGCCATGGCCAGCGCGGGAGTGAGCCCGGACGCGCTGATTGCGTCGGCGACTTCTGCGCGGTCCATTTTGGCGCGGTCTGCCGCTGCTTCCGGGTACAGTTTCGCTACTGCTTTCTCCATGTGGTCGGCAATGGAGACATGCGCGGTGACGGCCTTCGTGCTATTGGCTGGCGCCTCGGCAACATCGGCCGCGTCATCCTCGGTCCCATCTGCCAACTCGCGCATCAAGTCAGCAAACGTCCCGAGCCGATCCGCGAATCCGATGGCGATAGCTTCCTCACCCTGGTAGACCTGCGCCTCGGTCGCCAGCACTGCCGCCACATCCATGCCGCGATAGTCCGCGACCGACTGCGCGAACATCTGGCGCATCGCATCCATGCGGCCCTGCAGCCATTCGCGCGTGCTGTCGCCGAGCGGTGCGTGCGGGCTCATGTCGGCCTTGTGCTCGCCGCTGAATACCGGCGTCACCTTCAGGCCAATCTTGGCGTCATAGCCGCTTTGGTCGTAGTGGTAGGCGATGACGCCAACGGAGCCGGCGCCACCCGTGCGGGTAATCCAGATTTCATCGCACGCCGCAGCAATGCCGTAGCCAGCCGAATAGGCGTAGTCGTCAATGCAGGCGATGACGCGCTTTGCTCCGCCGCTCTTGGCATTCGTTGCGTTGATCCGGTCGGCGAGATCGAACAATCCGGAAGCCATGCCGCCCGGCGTTTCGAGCCTCAGCACGATGGACTCGAACCGATCATCAGCAAGCGCCGAGTTGTACGCGGCCGTCAGTTCCTCATAGCTCAGCGGGCCGGGGTCGCACATACCGCCCTCGAACCGATTCACCAGCGCGCCGGACACGTTCAGCACAGCGACGGAGCGCCCCTGCGTGACTACGCCGGTCGCCGCGTCCTTGTACTCGGGCGCCAACTCGCCAACCGTAAGCAACGGCGGGCGGGCGTCAACGGCGCCGTGCAGATAGCCGCCGATCAGTTGCTCGCCCATCTGCGGATGCACGAGCAGCGGCAGACCGATGGCGTTTGCGAACAGCGCCGAAACGATAGGCGCGGGCTGCTGCGCCCGTCCGAAAAGGCGGGCGAGAATTCCGAGATTGTTTGCCATTACGGCTCCTGAGTAGTGACCTGCATCGGCGCCGGAGCGCCAGACGCAATGCGGCCGTCCGATGTGTAGACCAACCCGAGCGCATCGGCCCGAGCGTTGTCCGCCGCTTGCTCGGCGTCGATTTCGCTCGGGTCTTCACCGCGGCGAAGAACCAGTTTCGAGCGGCTGGTGAGTCCGGCTGCAATCGCCTTTTCGTCAGCGGTCACATCTTGGACCGGGTGCGAATACGGCCAGCCTTCCGGCATCCAAAGCGTCTCGCGATACCAGCCGGCGCGCGTCGCGTAGTCCGGCGCGATCAGTGCGCCAGCGAGCACAGCAGCGTCCCACCACGCATTGCGGATGCGCTGGCAGAACTGCGGAATCATGTAGAGCCAGAGATCCATCTCGATCAGGCGATGGAACTCCAGCAAGATCAGTTTCAGCGCGCGGTCGCTGACGTTCGCGAGATCGCCGGTCAGGACTTCGTAGGGCACGCCGACACGCGCAGCGAAGGCCAGTAGGTTGAACCTCATGAACTGCGGGTAGTCGCTGCCGGCGTTCGGCGGATCGCTGAATACCGGCTCCACGCCGTCCGGCAGTTCCACCATCGTGCCAGGCTCAAGGCCTGCAATCGGTGTGTCGTCGGTGTCGGTGTCGACCTGCGTCTCGCCGAGCACGGTATCGCTGCCGCCCTTCGTGCGCTTCAGGAATCCGGCGAACAGGTTGCCGACCTTGACGCGCTCGATTGTGCTGTCGTTGATCCGGTCCAGGTTGTAGGCGTGTGCAGCGACGCCGGCCAGATCCGGCACGCCGCGCAACTGACCAGCGCGCAGCGGGCGGAACAGGTGAATGATCTGCTCGGCCGGAATGCGCCGCAGCTGCGTGGCGTCAATGCTGCCGGTGAATGTGTCGCCCGGGTGCGCGCCGTACATCCAGTACGCAACGCGGCGCCCGATCGGGCTGAGTTCGATTCCCTCGCGGATGACATTGCCGTTGCTCGCCGTCGCGTAGTA